GGGGGGGGGGAAAAGGCGGAGAAGCGATGGACTATGAAACCGATGGAGAGCCCCGCACCCTGCTTTTTGAATATGTACGTTATATGCGGGATGGAGCGCAGGACGTGTTTGAAAACAACTATTTAGCAAGAATCCTTGCCATGCAGAACGAAAGGGCGGTGGGCCGGCATGTGGAAAGCGCCGCACCGTCCGGCTGACAATCAAATCACGCAAGTGTTTAATGATGGTCTGGTGACGGTTTACGCTGTCACAGACATTGCAGAGCCCGGCTATCAGCCTAAACCGGGGCTAAAGAAAAAGCTTACCCTTCGTTATGAAGAGCAGCGGCTCGGTATTCAGCGGTTATATAGCGGACGGCAAAACCAGGTTGAGCTTGAACGGGTTATCAGAACGCCGCGGGCTGGTGATGTAAATAATCAGGATGTTGCGGTTACTGAGGACGGAAAACAGTACCGGATAGATACGGTCCAATCCGTACAGAATGTTTTCCCTTCAAGTATGGATATAACCCTTGCAAAAATTGAGCAGAGGTTTGAGGTTTCAAATGAGATGGTTTGAAAAAATTATTGCTGTACACACAGCGGTGACAGACGCGGTGAGTCATGCGCAGAGAATAAAGTCGGAGCGCTATTTTGTCTGGCAGGAAGAAGGAGCAAATGATTTTGAAGCTGGAAACCAACATGCGGAGCGAACGATAACCGGAAGCACAGATTTGTTTACTAAGCAGGAGTTTGACCCCTGGAAGGATGATTTTGAAACCTCTCTAAATAATAATGAAATAGCCTGGTTCCTTAATTCGGTTCAATTCGAGGAGGACACAGGCTTTTATCATTATGAATGGGTGTGGGAGGTGCTGGATGGCTAAATGGCTAATGCACGGGCTCGATGACTATGCTGAGCATTTGCAGGCAATCAAAAAAAATACCCGCGAAATTATTGGAGCTGGCGTGTATGAAATGGCAAATGTTGTAGCTAATGAAATTAGGCACGGGATTGAATCCTTACCTAAAAAGACCGGGGTCACTCAAAAAGGTCTAGAAGAAGGTTTTGGTGTTTCTCCAATGCAAAATGACGACGGCTATTTAAACGTTAAAATCGGATTTGATGGGTACAACGAGAAAGGTGTTCCGAATGCATTAATGGCTCGTATTTTTGAGAGTGGGACCAGCACTGTGCAAAAGCACCCGTTTGTCCGCACGGCTGTGAGTAGATCACGGGAAGAAGCCTTGCGAAAAGGGCGAGCGGCTGTTGATGAAAAAATTTATTCAATAGAGAAGAACGTAGACAAAACATAAGAAGGAGAAATTATTTCCTTCTTTTTTTCGGAAAGGAGAAAGCAATGGCGGCAGGTAAAGTTATTACGGGATTTTCAAAGCCCTATGTAGCAGTATATTCGGCCTCTGGCGGAACCGTCACCTATTCCAAAGGGATGGAGCTGGCGCGAGGTGTTGGCGTAAGTACGGATTATGAGGTTGGAGACAGCAACCCGTTTTATGCAAACAATGTGGAAGCTGAAAATGTTCCCGGCGTATTCACCGGAGGGACGGCGACGCTTACGGTTGACGGGCTATTTGCCGAGGCGGAAGAGTTAATTTTTGGCCTACCGGAGCCGGAATCATTTGAATATGGGGCGGACAAAACCGTTCAGGTCCGTAATTATGGAGAAGCGGCGGTTCCGCCCTATGTTGGAATCGGTTTTATTATCCGGTACATGTCGGGCGGCGTGACTACATATGCCCCCTATGTTTTAACAAAGAGCCGGTTCCAAATGAGCGGAAACGAGGCGAACACTCAGGAGGAATCTATTGAATGGCAGACCAGGGAGCTCACAGCCGACCTAATGAGGGATGATACCCCGCAGAAAAATTTCCAGAAGATTTTTGACGATCAGGAGACCGAAACCGAAGCAGAGGAAATTCTGAAGGCTTTCTTCAAGATTACCGGAGGAGGCGCGTAAGATGGTAAGCATAACCGTTGGAGGGAAAGAATATCCGCTAGCATTGACCGTGCAGGCCTTTTCAGATATTTCCGACCTTTGCCCTGGCAAGGATTTTGACAGAATCAACGAGATTAACCAGCTGCCTACCGGGGATCTGGCAAAAGTTTCAATCAAGATTTTGGCGGCGCTGAGCAATGGTGCTGAAGAGCAGCGGGCCTTTAGTGATCCGGCGTACGAGAAGCAACCGCTCAATACAAAGGAGCTTCTCAATATGCCCGTCAAGGAATATCTTTCTTTGTGTCAAGGCGGAATCCTGGCAATTATTGCTAAAGCTATGGGCGGGGAAACCGTAGAGGTTGAACCCGCAAAAAAAAAGGAAAAAGCCGCAAAATAAGGTTTAACCGGGCCTGGTTTTTATTCTATGGAAGAATGCTGAATATGAGCAAGCAGGAAATCCTATGCACCTCTTATGCAGAGATGTGCGACATGATTTCCTGCTTTTCTATTTTTAATGGAGCAGAGCCCAAAAAGATAAAAGAACCCTGTTCTATGGACGGATTGCTAAAGCTGAGGTGATAAAATTATGGCCGTAAATATCGGACCTAAAATCGGAATTGACGGGGAAGCAGAGTACAGAAAACAACTCAATAATATTATTGAACAGGCAAAAACGCTTGATACGGAAATGCGGCGTGTCACCTCTTCCTTTACGGAGAATGACTCCGAGCAGGAAAAGCTTTCCGCACAAATGAAGGTTCTAAATGAACAGATTCGCGTGCAAAAGCAGCGGGTCGATCTATTAGATCAGGGCCTTAGAGAATCATCGCAAAAATATGGGGATAGCGCTACACAAACTCTAAAATGGCGGCAGGCGCTGAACGACGCGAAAACATCGTTGAACAATATGGAGCACAGCCTTGATTCAACAGATGATGGTATCGAAGATGTTACTGAAAGCATGAAAGACGGGGAAAAGGCTGCTTTTTCGTTTGGTGACGCCTTGACCGCAAATCTAACCGCTTCAGCAATAACCGGTGCGCTCAGCTCGCTCAAAGATGGAATAGACGGGATTGTCGAGGGCTCGAAAGAATATCAAAAAATCATGGGCAGCCTGGAAGTTTCCAGCGAGCGTGCCGGCTACAGCGCGGAGGAGACGGCTGAAACCTATAAAACGCTTTACGGTGTCCTTGCCGACGACCAGACAGCGGCTACAACGACCGCGAATCTCCAGGCGCTGGGTTTAGAGCAGGAACAGCTTACAGAGCTGACAGACGCGGCAATCGGCGCATGGGCCACATATGGCGACAGCATTCCGATTGATGGGCTCGCTGAAAGTATCAACGAAACCATCAAGGCCGGTACGGTAACGGGCAATTTTGCAGATGTGCTGAATTGGGCCGGCACCAACGAAGACGAATTTAACGAAAAGCTGAAGCAGGCAAAATCTCAGACCGAACGAACCAACATCGTCATGCAAGAGCTTGCCAGCCAAGGATTGCCAGACGCCGGACAGGCATGGAGAGATACCAACAAGGATCTGGTAGAGGCCAACGAGGCAACCTCTGATTTTCAGGATAGCACAGCAAAGCTCGCAAAAAAACTCAGCCCGGTCTCCACTGCTGTGCAGCGGGGCTTTAATGGGATTGTCGATTCGGCCCTGGAGCTAACCGAGGATGTGGACATTGACGGCTTTGTAGACGCGATTGATGATGGCTTTGATTTTATCAAAAAGACAGTGTTGCCGGGAATTAAGGGCCTGTTTGATTTTGTGATTGACAACAAGGATGCAGTTATGGTCGGTTTAACCGGTATAGGCGCGGCTTTTGCCACCTGGAAGGTAGCGACCACAATTTCAAATGTCACGAAAACAATTAAAGCCATGACGGATGGCGTTAAGGGCGCAAATACTGCGATGAAGCTTTTCAACGCGACCCTTGGTGCAAATCCGGCAATGGCTGTTGCTACCGCTGTAGGCCTTCTGGTGACAGGAATTGGCTTTTTGATCGCTGAGACCCAAAAGGAAACCGAAGAGGAGCGCATCGCACGCGAAGCCCTAGAAGCAAAAAAGAAGGCCCTTGACGAAACTATAACCTCTTATGAAAACGCACGAGACGCCGCTTATGAATCCGCAAATGCTGACCTGGCACAGATTCAGAACGCAGAGAAGCTTTATAGCGAATTAACAACACTTGCCGATGAGACTGGAAATGTGACAGATAAAGACCGGGCGAGGGCGCAATTTATCTTAGGAGAGTTAAATGCAGCTCTGGGCACCGAATACGAAATGACAGGCAATCAGATCAAGAACTATCAAACCTTGCAGGATGAAATCGGCAAGACGATAGAGACAAAGCGTGCAGAGGTCATGCTGGCGGCTCAAGAGGAAGTGTACAAAGAGGCTATAAAGGCCCGTTCGGCAGCAGAAGAAGACGCGAATATAAAATATAAGGAACTACTTGAACAGCGCCAAAAAATGGAGGAAAAATATGGCGCTTTTGTCGCGGAGCATACTCAAGAGGAAATCAACCAGATGGAACTAAGCGGAAATGCGGAAGCGCTCGCGTATAATACGCAGATGGAACTATTGAAACAAAAAGAAAATGCGTACAAAGAAAGCGATGCTACTTTAAACGGTATTTATCAAAATATTACAGCATATGAGGCGGCGGCCACAGCGGCTTTAAGTGGCAATGTTGATGAAACCGTTGAAATTCTCGGAAAGCAAAATGACGGATTTAAAACAGCCGCAAGCGTTGCGGGCGAATCTACCGAGGAGCAGAAGCGAATCCTTGAAGAACAATATGAAAACGCATTACTTACCCTTGAAAGGTACGAGCAGAAATATAATGAGGGAATAGAAGGTTATAACGAGGACACCCTCAATACGCTCAGGAAAACTGCCGAAAATGCAAAGATAGAGGCTGAAAAAATTGGCGCTAATATAGGCTCTAGCACACAGCTTGGCCTTTATAACGCCTCTGCCAGTTTGACCAATACTGTGGGCAGTGTTTTCGGCAATGCAATCAATGCAGCCAAAAAAGCGTTAGGCATCCATTCTCCATCAAAAGTATTTAAACAGTTTGGCGCGCTTTCGGGTGAAGGCTTCGAGCTCGGGCTATCGGACAGTATGAAAACAGCCTTTAAATCCACAGAAAAGGAAATAAAGGCCGGAATGTCCAGGCTGTCCGCTCAAGCCGATATTCATCCCTTTAGCCTTCCGAGCAGCGCGATTTCAGCCGGCAACGTGTACACCAAAACTAATTCCTATGGCGATTTTACTTTTACCGTGGTTGCACATCCGGGTATGGATGAAGAGAGAATCGCCGATGTTGTTATGCAGAGAATGCAGGCAGAGGTATTAAGAAGGGAGGCGAGCTTTTCTAAATGAGCGTTATATTTTGGGCTGGCGTGCCGTCGTATAGCTGCAATGTGGTCGTTGAGCGGTTTCCAAATCAGCCGGGCCCTTCCCGGCGCTATGAAACAATTCAAGTCGCAGGCAGAAACGGCGATTTGTTGATTGATACAGGGGCGTATGACAACTACACTCAGCCCTATGAAGTGTATTTCAACGCCAATCAAAACAAAACTCCAGCGGGCGCAAGGGCTGTCCGCGCCTGGCTTCAATCTCCTATCGGCTATCAGCGCCTCGAAGATAGCTATGATCCTGAGTTTTACCGTATGGCCTATTATGCCGGGCCTACCGAGATTGAAAATGCGATGAACCTTTTCGGCCGGCTAACGATTTCCTTTGTGTGCAAGCCGCAGCGGTGGAGAAAGGACGGCGAACGCTCTATTCCAATGGCTAAGGCCCAAACGCTGTATAATAGTTTATTCCCGGCTCTGCCGTTGATTAAGGTCAACGGGACAGCAGCCGGGAATTTATATGTAGGCTCTTATCGCGTTCAGATTAAAGAGCTCAACGATTATATTATGCTGGACAGCGAATTGCAGGACGCCTACCGTGAAGAGCAGAACAAAAACAATACAATCTCCGCCAGCGCCTTTCCGATTCTTGAACATGGAGAGAATGCAATCAGTTGGGACGGCGGCATAACCGGCATAGAGGTTACGCCTAGATGGTGGACGATATGACAACGCCTAAGCTGCCAATGGACAGAAGCAAGCCGATTATGAGCCCAGCTAGTGCCAGGATAGAGAAAATTAACACGCAGATTTTTATCATAAGTGGCGTAATACCCCTTGCTTCAGCTATGGGGATATAAGCCACACCATGTTTCCCCGTTAGGAGGGCAACATCTTGCATTAGATAGTAAATAGTAGTATAATATTTTCTATGAAATATAAGAGCAACAACAATGTGGTGTACTCCTGCAAATATCACGTGGTTTGGTGTCCAAAATATCGCCGCAAGGTCTTGGTCAACGGTATCGCTGTACGCTTAAAGGAACTCATAGAGGAAATTTGCTGTGAGCTTCGCATCGACGTCATAGAGATGGAAATCATGCCGGATCATGTGCATTTGCTCATGGAAGTAGACCCGCAATTTGGCATCCATAAAGCTGTGAAGCAAATAAAAGGACGCACATCCCGAATTTTGCGTCAGGAGTTCGGAACGCTCCGTTCAAGGCTACCCTCACTGTGGACAAATTCCTACTTCGTATCCACCGTTGGCGTAGCTCCGTTGTCTGTCATCAAACAGTACATCGAAAATCAGAAAAAAGTGTGAGGTGTGGAGATGGAATATAGCTATAAATTCCGCATCTATCCCAATGAGGCACAAGCACAACAGATACACAAGACCTTTGGTTGCTGTCGTTTTGTCTGGAACCACTATCTTGCTAAGCGGAAAGCGGTCTATGAGCAGGACGGCAAGACTTTCAACTACTATGGCTGTGCCGGAGATTTGACCCAACTCAAGAAGCCACTGGATTGGCTGCGGGAAGTAGATGCTACTGCTCTGCAAGCTTCTTTGCGGGATCTGGATACGGCCTTTCAGAACTTCTTCCGGCGGGTAAAGCAAGGCGAAAAGCCCGGCTATCCCCGGTTCAAAAGCAAGCACGACCATCGGCAGAGCTACAAGAGCAAATGCGTGGGGACAAATATCAAAGTTCTGGACAAGGCCGTACAGCTCCCGAAACTCGGTCTTGTAAAGTGTCGTGTTTCCAAAAAGGTAAAAGGCCGCATCCTGTCTGCCACAGTGTCCCGCAATCCAAGCGGCAAGTACTTTGTCGCCCTGTGCTGTACCGATGTGGAGATAGAGCAGTTGCCCTCTACCGGAGTTGCTGTTGGTCTTGACATGGGCTTAAAGTCGTTTGCCGCTGCCTCGAACGGCATGGAATACCCCAACCACAAGTATCTCGCAAAATCCCAGAAGAAACTGGCCCGTCTCCCGCGGCAGCTCTCCCCCAAAACCACAGGGAGGAAACCACCGGGCA